CAATGATTATTGAGGACAAGTTGCGTCACACTGGCGAAAACTCTTTGGCTGAACACGTCACGCGCGCGGTCATGGTCAAACTGTCTGAGGGTGCCGCACCGTTGTCTAGTCAGAAATCACCCGGTCCAATTGAGTTGGCACGTTGCATGGTTTGGGCGGCCGCTGAAGCAGGACGCCCAGTCAGGTCATCTAAAGCTGCTTTCGCTTTTGGCTGAGGGTACTTAACACAGACTAAAAAGTGTGAGAGACTCGCTAGTGATGGCTCTTTTCGGTAGCAAGAAAGTTAATGCGACCCTCGCGTTTGCGTCTGCTCCCGTTCAGGCAGCGGCTGGTTCAGCTGCGCAGATCGGCGACTTTTACGCGTACTCTGTCGGGGAGTTGCAACGACTCGCTTTGTCTGTGCCGACCATTTCGCGTTCAATTCAGATGATCGCGTCAATGGTCGGCTGCTTGGAACTTAAGCATTACACCACTCAATGGACTGGATCCGAGTACGAGGAAATTTATATTCCTAATGAGCAGTGGATGGATCAGCCCGATCCTCGCGTGACTCGAAACTTCATTTTCTCGCAACTGGTAACCGACCTCATTTTGTGGGGCCAAGGTTTTTGGTATGTCACCAGCCGATCCTCAGCGACGGGCCGTCCGCTTTCGTTTGAATGGCTCCCCGCCGCAATGGTCACTCTGGGCGACCAGCAGACCGCCCAGCGTTTCGGCCCATCCAACGACATCATGTTTAACGGCGTCCAACTCAACACCGATGACGTGATCCAGTTCTTGGCACCGTCGCAAGGTCTGCTCTATACGGGCAACCGCGCGATCGCGACAGCGATCAAACTTCAGCAGGCATCAGATCGTTTCGCAGTGAATGAGATCGCCGCCGGGTGGCTTCAGCAAACCGACGCATCTGAACCAATGTCAGCCGAGGATCTTTCCGAACTCGCAGCCGCTTGGCGTAACGCTCGACAAGTTGGTGCAATCGGCGCACTCAACAGCGTCGTGACTTTTAAAGAATTTTCCAGTGACCCGAACAAACTGCAACTAATTGAGTCGCGTCAATTTCAAGCATTAGAACTGTCTCGGGCCACTGGAATCCCTGCATATTTGTTAGGTATCGGCGTTCAGGGTTACACCTACCAAAACGCACAGTCCGCACGACAGGACCTTTACCTATTCGGCGCAAAACAGTATTTGGACTGCATTGAACAAACATTGTCAATGAACAACATTCTGCCCCGTGGCCGTTATGTCGAATTTGACATTGAGGATTACCTCGCCGAAAACGACTTGGCAAACATTGCTTACGAACCGTCAGCAGATGAACGCAGATCAGAGGAAATGGCATGATTCGACTTACAGCCGATCTACCCACATTGGATTTCGCAAAATCAGATAGTGACGCACCCGCGTCTATCTCTGGTATTGCAGTTCCGTGGGCTCCAGTCACCGCAACCGTTTTAGGCGGTCAGCGTGTGGCGTTTGAGCGAGGTGCTTTTGATGTGAATCAAAAGGCCGCCAAACTCATTGAGGGACACGACCTCACGCAGTTGCGTGGCACCGTGAACGCTCTCGCCGATATGGATGAGGGCCTCGGCTTCACTGCAACGTTCGCCCGGACGAGGGCCAGTGCGGATGCCGTAGAACTTATCCGCTCGGGTGCCTATGATGCCGTCAGTGTTGGCGCAGAAGTCCAAGAGTCGTATTACGACAAAGAACTAAAAGCCACCGTCGTCACTCGCGCTTCACTTGTCGAGTTATCGCTTGTCGCCGTTCCAGCGTTTTCGGGCGCAGAAATACGCGACCTTGTGGCTCAGGCCGACGAACCCGAAGAAGAAATACCAACAGAAACCACCCCAACAACACCATCCGAGGAGGATGAAACCATGTCAGAACCCACAAGCGTTGAAGCCGCTGTTGCGACTCAACCGATCTATGCAACCGCCAAGCGCGAATTCAAATTGCCGTCCGTTAGCGAATACATCTCAGCATTCGTACGCGGTGGCAGTGATTTCCTACAACTCAACGAAAACATCCGCGCCGCAGCTCCCAACGTGACCACGCCTGATTTGCCCGGTGTGATCCCAACTCCCATCATTCAAAATGTGGTAAACACGTTTGTTGGCTCGCGTCCTCTCGTGGATGCAACCACATTGCGCCCCATGCCGCAGGGAGGCTCCGTTTTCATTCGTCCCGTAGTGAGCGTCCATAACTCAGTGGGCACCGCTACACAGAACACGACCATTACCGCGTCACAATTCGAAATCAATGACGTGCAGATCACCAAGACAATTCAGGGTGGCTATGTTGAAATCAGCGAAGCCGCAATTGACTGGTCACAACCTGAAGCACTCGGACCGTTGCTTGACGACATGATGCGCGTCTACATGGACCGCACCGACTTGCTCGCCTGCTCGGAATTGCAGACTGGCACCACCAACAGCAACAACTTTGCTAACGCATCAATCGCTGACCCGGCTTACTGGGTTGAGTGGATGTACACCGCCGCCGCAGACATCTTGACTGGCTCAAATGGCAACTTGCCGTCCGTCCTCGCCGTGTCGCCAAACGTCTGGAAATTGATGGGCAGTTTGTCGGATACCGCAGACCGTCCGTTGTTCCCACAGGTTGGCCCAATGAACGCATACGGTTCACTCAATGTCGCTTCGACACAGGGCGCGTTTGCTTTCGGTTTGCGCGTTGTCGTTGACCGCAACTTGACCTCCGCTGGCATGACCATCCTTGATCCGCGTGCGCTTGAATCGTTTGAATTGAATAAGGGCCTCATTTCCGTAGAACAGCCCTCACAACTCAGCAGGCAGATCGCAGTGCGCGGGTACTGGGCAAGTAAAGTTGTTTCCCCAGAACTTGCCATTAAGGCCGCTTTCGTCTGATAGACGAAAACTAAGAGAGGAACTGGATCATGGCCGTATTCACCGTCACGCACGCACAACGTGTAGACGACTACGCCGTGATCCAGACTCTCGAGGCCACAGACATCACGATCGGTCAAACAATCGTCGTTGCAGGAGTAGGAAACGATTTTGATGCGACTTACATCGTTCAGGCTGTCCCTACTTTTGGGTTTGTTGGTGTCAGTGTTGAAGGTGATTTCTTATTTGATTATGAAGTCACCATCACGAATCAACTACTTGTCAAATCAAACTTCGATAACTATCAAAGAGCTTCAGCGACTGGAACAGTAACTTGGACCCAAACGTGCAGTTGGACCACGGTCGCAAACACGCAAGAGTTTCTCGGGATCGCGTCGGCCACGGCAAATGACACCGCGTTTCTCACGACTTGTGTTGCAGCTGCAAACTCATGGTGTTTCAGGCGTCGCGTGCAGGCTGGTTACCACGACAGTCTTACGACTGCCCCTGACAGTGCTGCACTGTTAGGAACCACGCTTTACGCCGCAGGGCTTTACCGTGAACGCGGGACCACTGGAGACAGTTACGCGTCGTTTGGTGACATGACAGGACCACCGCTTATGACCTTGGGTCGAGTCAACCAGTTGCTCGGCATTAAACGATCGCAGTGTGCATGAAATGGCAGGCATCTTCACGGACACCGTTGACACCGTGTCAGCGTCGCTTACAGCCTTGGGACTCAAGCCTGTCACCGATCCGCGCAACGCACGACCGCTCACCGTGTTCGTGGAATTACCGACGTTCACTTGTTTCAACAACCAAATTGCAGACATCACAGTTGATCTCAGAATCCTTGGCGCGCCACCCGGCAACCAAGATTCAAGCGACTACATCCTCGGCGTCGTGGACACAATCATGAACAGCCCTATCGCCGTTGTGAGTGGCTCACCGTCGCTCGCACAAATCGGTTCACAAGAACTACCCGCATACGACCTAACAATCAGAATCGCTTCCAAGCGCATCCCATAAAGGAAAAACCATGCCCACAACAAAAACCGTTTACCTGTCCAACCCAACCGTCACCATCGGTGGAGTGGACGTCACTCAGAACACCTCAGCCGCCTCACTTGAGATCGGTTACGACTCACTCGAATCAACGACCTTCGGCGATACCGGACACCGCTTCG